AAGTTCTATTGAAATTTAATTTTATGGCTTTTGCGTTAGCTTGTTCTAAGTCCTTAGCAGTCATTATTTTTATTTCTGAGTGAGGTGTATTAGTCATTATTCTACCCTCCATACTCTAAGTACTCTAACATCCTCTTCTACGGTGTTCCTACTAATAAATGCTTTACCGTTACGTTTACCATAAGCACTAGCAGCAACTCTAAAACGAGTAACCTCTAGTTCATTATCTTCGTAAGGAATAGCTGAACTATCGCCGACTTCGTACTCATGAAATCTCCATTTTCCTTTATAGTCGGCGCGGGGTATTTCAATGCCTTGCTCTATCTCGCTCATTTATAATTCCTCCTTCATCTTTGTAGTACCAACTTTTCATAGTCATTTCTGATACTGAAATAAATTCAGGGTTAAATTTTTCTTCAATTAATATGCACTCAGCCGTAATATCTTTCTCATGTGCGACTGTTATTGATTGAATATCCCCACCATGGTTTCCGTGAGAAATAGTATACATTACACTTTCTTTTACTTCCATTTATATCTCCTATTATATATAGTATATATAGTAATACTGATCTTATACAAAGTATACTAGAATCTAAAAATGCATTAAAGGCTCTGACGCTTTTCTTATTTTAGGGTAGGGGTTAGGTAGGGTTATTTAAATCAAGGGCTTAAAAGCGGTCACAAGGCGTCTATATAATAGCTTCAGTATAAAAAGGTATTTTACTAACGGTGACAAATTGGTACTTACTTGTGCCTGTTTTACTGTTTAAAGACTTTATAACTGCCCTAGCTACTTCGTCTTTATGAACAGCTAACCAGTCAAAAAGTTCTTCATTTTTTAACGCTGAAGGATTATTGCGGTCTAGTTTTAGAACAACACGAGAAGGTGTGTGATCAACTTCATTAGGATTGTGATAAACCATTTCCCAAATCACTTCATAGTTAGAGCTCATATTTTCTTTATGTATCCTAGTTTAATATCGTACTTAATATCATTAAGGGTAAGTATACCTTTATCTAGAACGTCTTGAATAGTTTTGATTTTTTCGTACTGTTTCATACGTTCCTTATTCTTAGCGGACATAGGCATTTTATCGGTGCGTAATAATTCTTGACTAGTGTCGTAAGGGTCACGAGCACTCACTTCTTTACAATAATTATTCGGTTTTGGTATCTCTACCTGTGTTCTATAACTTTTCTTCATATCTTCCTCGGTAAATGGTATCGCTTTTTTCATCAATAGTTTATATAACTCAAACTGCCCACACTTAGGTGTGTCAAACTTCTTTTTTCTGCCTGTAAAAAATTCGTACCAATGCTCAGCTTGAGGCACTCCTAAAGCAGGAGACATTTTCATAGGGTCGCCCATGTAGATGCCACCTTGTTTAATTTTATGCATGTCCGTCATAGCAAACTTCACAACCCGACTCGGAGAGTCAGGTCGGAAGTAGACGAAATATATATCGTACGCTGGGTGCATTATGCAGCTTCTGCGTACTCTATAGCTTTGGTCATAGCTCTAGTTTTTAAACTAGCCCTACCACCAAACCAAGCGTTATGCATTGCTGCGTCACGGTCATGACCCCACTTATGGTCCACGACAAAGGTAACAGCATTCATAGCACCCCACCAAGTACCCTTACTTGATTTAAGGTTAGCTCCAGGTTGCTGTTCTAACGCCTCATACACTTTACTAGGGGCACTTTGAAACTCGTCAAGCATACTCGCACGTGCAGCGTAGGCTTTCTCGTCTTTAGTGTTCTCTAGTATTTTCTGCTGCATAGCTAACTTAGGTTGCATTAAGTCGGCTATATAACTAATAACGCTATTCTCATTGTACTGTCGGCTGCAGAGATATTCTGCTGCTTCTTTGTACTCTTTCATACGGTCACTAGCTAGTCCTAACGCTTTTTCTGCAGTCATTATTAACTCAGTGTCAAACACTTTAGTATGGGGCATTCTAAAATGTGGCTGACTTTTATCAGCTAACGCCATACTCAACGTGTTATTACATACTACCCTTATAGGCGTAAACCTAATTTCGTTAGCTTTACCCCACTCGTGACTTACAGACACAAGCAAGTTACCTAGTACCCTATCATCTCCAGGTAGCGTGAAACTGTCATCAATTTCTGCTAACCCCCAGATTTGTCTACCGCCTTTTAATGAGCCTGCGGTTGACATACTCATATTACCAGCGTCGGTAAACTTCTTGAAAAACGTAAAAGCGTCTTCATTTTGGGTTGGTATAAATTTTGGTCCACATGGTCCAAAAATAGTGTTATCGCTATCTCTTACGAGTAACGAGTGGTTAGGTGCCATAATAAGGTCTTGCGACTTACTAGAGTCAGCGGTGTCATATGTAAATATATCACGCTTACTCACTGACCAATCAAGACCAGCTTCTCCTAACATTTCTTTAGGTGTTAAGTTGCCGTCAACTTTAACGCCTAGCCCATGCCAAGGTACTTCCCCTGCATAAGCCATGGTTTCTACGGCTGCTGCCATAATCATCTCCCACTTATACTAACCGAAATTGGTTAGTAACTTACCTTTAATAATAAGTAAATTAATATTAGGGTATATGCGTTAAAGATAAAAGGATAATCAGTAACTTTTTTTAGAGGCTGTTTGAAAAAAATATGTGCAAAAATTTAAGGCAGGTTTTATACTTTGCTGAGCTCTTGCATTTCTCTCTTTTGACGCGGTAAGTAATCTTCCCAGCACCTTAATACGATTAATTTCTTTTCAAAATCTGAGAAGGTATTCCACTCTCTGATTTCACTCGCTGTTCTACCACAGCCTTTACAAGTTCTAGTTCCCCATTGAGTTACTGTACAAATCCCGATACAAGGGGAGTCAGCTAAACCAGTGGTTTCATGCAGAGCTTTTTGTGCCATCGTTTTTACCTTTTATAAGACGAACATTTTTAGTTCTTAACCAGTCTCTTAAAAGTCTATTCCTTTCTATTGTACTAAGGTTTATGTCATTAAGTAAAGTTTTGTGATGCTTAGTGTACATGCTATACCCAGAGTAATAGTCTCCCGCACCTAACTCATTGAATCTAACTATCTGCCAAACTCTTTGTTTAGTCACACCGTAACGTACACCAATTTCTTCAAGCGTGCACTCACTATTGAGTGAAAGCATAAATATCTCGAAATATTTTTTGCGTAAATCTTTTCTTTTACCCACCATAATCATACTCCTTGTAGTTATATATTGCTGTTCCCCAGCTCAAACCTATTTCTGCGTCTACTTTATTAGGTACTATAAGTGGGACGCAATCTCTCATAACCTCTATTATTTTTTCACAATCTTCTACGCTACTAACAGAAATATCTAACTCGTCATGTATCTGTGTGTGGGGTAGTATTCCTTCTTTGTATAATTCGACCATAGCTTTCTTTGTCATATCTGCTGCTGAACCTTGTATTAATCTATTCATAGCTTTGTATGTAAACGCACGTTTAATATCCTCACCATATTTTTCTTGAGCTTCCGCAAAAGGTAGGGCTACGTCTCTGTCAAACCTTGGCTCGTATAGATTGAACCTACACTTACGACCAAGAATTGTAGTAATAAATCCACGGTTGTTACCTAGCCTAGCACATTGATCTCTTAAGCCTTTGATAAAAGGTACACGCCTATGAAACGTATCAAATAAAACTTCTGCTTCTTGAGGAGATATATCTAATTGAGATATTAATTTATCTTTACCCATGCCATAACTCAAGCCTAAGTTAATAATCTTAGCTTCCTTACGGCTTATATTTGCCATGTCTGCTACTACCTGATGAAAGTCTGCGTCTTTGTTTCTATAGGCGTCTACTGCGTCTGCTGCACCTTCCTGCTCGGTTATAGAAGCATAGTGTACGGTTAGTCTAGGCTCTTGTTGAGAGTAGTCAAACGCACCCCAATGCATATCTTTTTCTGGTACAAAAATACTACGAATCAGAGGTCCAATATAATCATTACGTGCTGGTACTTGTTGTAAGTTTGGGTTACTACTACTGAATCTACCTGTTACAGTACCGCCACGGTCAGAGCGAAGTGGATGAAGTTCTCCATGTATCCTACCTTTAACATTATGTTCTAAAACCATTTTATCTATAAAGGTAGTTCTTGCTTTATTTAATTTACGAGCTCTGGCTATGCCGTTAGCCACCTTGTGGTCATGAGCCTCTAACCAGTCTCCAGCAAAAGAAGGGGCTTGTGTCTTAGGTGTACGTGGGTAACTTAACCCTGCTCTATCAAATACAGTAGCAATAGAAGTTGCTGCCCAAAGGTCAGGCATAACTCCAAACTCTTTATGAATCCCTTCTAGTATAGATTTTTCTTCTTTAAGTAATTGCTTACTTACTATTTCTGCTCTATCTAAATCTACAGGCACACCTTTCCAACGCATATCTAAAAGTATAGGTATCAAAGAAGTTTCTAGTTCGTATATCTTCTGTACGTTTTCTCTTACTAACCCTTCCTTTAAAATATTCCAAAGTTTTAATGTAAGCGCAGCATCTTGTTCAGCGTACGCACCTACATATTTGGCAGGCAGTTTATACATTTCAGACTTAGGGTTTAAACCAAAAGATCTCGCTGCTTCTTCAAGTAGTGTTTCATCTTTAACCTCACCTACATACCTTTGACCTAATTTATTAAGTGAGTATCCAAATTGATTCTCATCAACTAGAGGTGCAGCAAACATAGTGTCGTGTATTGTACCGTTAACGTGAACCCCCATTCTTCTTAGCCAACCTAAATCATACAAGGAGTTATGAAATACTTTATCATTAGGGTGCGCCATTTCTTGTTTTAACCAGTTAGTTACTACACCTTTATCTAAGTTGCCACCACCTACATGTTGTATAGGTAGGTAGATAGCAAACTTTTCTGTAGCTATAGCTATACCAGTTACATAACCTTGCCCCTCAAAAGCCCACGACGGTCCATGAGACATGAGTAGGGGGTCATAGGTTTCTAGGTCTACGGCTACCTCTTT